TACAACTTCAGTAAATTCACCCGCCTCTGCACTCATACCAAAAGCAGCAGTAACAAGACGAGGAATGTCAGCATCAGCGTTTGCTTCAAGCTCAGTCATACGTGCTAGAAGTTGGGCAAAATCACTACTTGCAGGACTCGTTGTTTGACGAACGAATTCAATATATTTGTTTGTATCAATAACTTTAGTCATATTAGAATTTAAATCCTTCAAATGATTTTTTAGGTTTCTTTTCTTCAGTATCATACTCTTCTTCTTTGCCGTTGTCAAGAAGATGGGACAAAAAGATTTTCGTCCACAAAATAAACTCCAGAAAAAACTTTTACACCTTCAACTTCTTTAATAAATTCCAAAGCATCATTTTCGGTTTGAATCAATGGTTTTCCTGCTAAGTTAAAACTAGTATTTAAAAGCATAGGACATTTTGTTTTTTGGTAAAATAAATTAAGAAGTTTAAAAATAAATCCATCTTCTTCAGAAACAGTTTGTATTCTGCAAGTATTATCAACGTGAATAACAGAAGGAACATAGTTTTTAACTCCAGGCTTTGCATCAAAATTAATCGTCATATATTGAGATCTTTTGAGTCCTAAAGTTTCAAAGTAATTTGAAAACTCATGTTCAAGTACAATTGCAGCAAATGGCCTATACCATTCTCTCTTCTTTAACATATTTACTAAATTTTTCCCATCATAATTTCTTGGATCAAATAGTAAAGATCTATGTCCTAGTGATCTTGGACCAGCTTCTGGAGCACCTTGAAATATCGCAACAATTTTTTGATTTTCTAAAATATTTACAATATCATTAATAGTTTTAAATTGTCCTTGAACACTATTAACTTTTTCTTTTTTGTAAAAATGAAAAAAATTATCCTTTAATGTATAAATTTTTTTATCTTTGGTAATTTCACGATATTTTAACATTGATGCACCAATTGTAATTCCACTATCGTCAGATAATGGTTCAAAATAAAATTCAACATCTGGAAGATTTTTTATATAAAAATTATTAGCAACTACATTTAATCCATACCCACCACAAATACAAACTTTATTAATTCCAGTTTTTTCAACATAATATTTAATTAATCGTAAAGATTCTTTTTGAGTTTCTAATTGTACATGTTTTGCTTTATTAGCATAAAATTGATAATTATTTTTTGTAAGGTTATCTGTTATGTTATCCTCTTCACCAAAAAAGCATGAACAATTTGGTTCGGAAAAATTTACATTTATAGAAGAAAAATAACTTCTTATTGGAGATCCATTTAAAAATAAAGGAGGATAATTTAAATTTTCTCCATATGAAGATAATCCCATAGTTTTGCCATTTTCAATTGCATTTTGAGATATTAAAGTTGTAGCTGCCTCATAAACTTTTACAATACTAAATGGATTATCTATTTTTATATCTATACTTTTATGATAATGAGATCTAATTGATTTTTTTACACTAACTTTTTCATTTTCATCAAAAATCCAAAAAGATTTGTATAGGGGAAAAATATTTTGACTATAAGAAGCTATATAAACAGATTCTGATTCTCTTGCAACTGGATTTCCATTGACAAAAAAAACAGACCCATTTCTATCTATTACAAATACTAAAGATTCTTGAAATCCACTATTGTAAAAAGCAATGCTTGCATGACAATCATGATGTTGCAATTGAGAATAATCTTCCAAATTAATAGAAAATTTTTTTTCAATATATTTTGAAAAATTTAAAAAATTAGCATAATTGTATGATGGTGTTAAAAATAAAAAGTGATCTACATTGCCAAAATTTTGATTAAAAAATAATTCTAAAGATTTATAAGGATATTGATCTCTTTTAATTTTAGAAATACGTTCCTCTTTGCAATAAAATTCTATATTTCCATCAACATATGAACAAACTGAACTATCATGCGTTATATTAACTGATACAACTCTCATTAAAATTTAAACCCCTCAAATGATTTTTTAGGTTTCTTTTCTTCATAATCATACTCTTCTTCTTTTCCAGAGTCAAGTATGTCATTTTGAGCAGATTGTTCGCAGTCATAAAGACGCATCTTTGCTCTATCAATACCAATCACAAAACGTTTGTGAATTGTAGGATCGTTATAACGATTTTTAAGTTGTTTTACTAGAATCTGTCCAAGTCCCTCCAACTCTTCAGTGCTAATAAGGGCAAACATAAGATCAGCAGTAGCAGGAAGACCAAAGGACTCACTAGTATCAGTAAGTTCAACATCAGAAGAACCATAACCTGAACGAGTGGTCTGAGTAGCGGAGACAATTGGGACATTAAACTCAACGGCGAGCCCCCTAAGTTCCTCAGCAATTGCTTTGACGAAAGTATAAGAGTTGATGTTGCTATTTCCGCGATACCTAGAGGAAGCACAAATATTAAGGTAATCAATGAAAATAATATCAGGTCTAAATGACTTCTTAAGTGCAAGTTCATTAAGAAGTGACTTGAAGTGCCCAGCATGAGCAGACGCTGTAGGATACTCTTTAATTATAAGTGTACCCTGAGTCTTCTTTGCAAGATTGGTAACCTTATTCTCAAACATCTGCTTTGGTAGTTCTGCAATATCCTGAATCGGGACATTGAGAAGGTTGGCATCAATTCGCTCAGCAATTCGCTCCTCCGCCATCTCAAGAGTGATGTAGAGAACGTTCCTGCCTTGCAGTAAGACGGAAGAAGCAACATGGCACATAAAGAGACTTTTTCCGACACCCGTACCAGCAAGAGCGATATTGAGAGTCTTATTAGGTAAACCCCCTTTTGTAATTTTGTTAAAGAACTCCAAGTCGAATTCAATTTTGTCTTCCTTTTTATGATAGGACTCATAACGTTGTTCATAGTCTAACAGATAATCGTGTCCAATGTGAGTATCAAAAGATACCGCAAGAGCATCCGATAGAATACTGGGAATACTATCACGATTTTTCTTTTCATCTTTACCATCTGCAATATGGATTGACTCCATAAGTGCAAGATAGATAGCACGATCACGGCACCACTTCTCAGTCGTATCACATAACCAATTAAACTCTGCTGGAACATCATCAAGACATCCAATCAGATGAGTAATTTCTTTAAAAGAAGTATCGTTGATATCTTGACGCTTTTCTACTTCAATACAAAGAACTTCCTTTGTAGCGGGTTCATTATATTCTTGAATAAACTTTAGTATTTCTTCAAATACAACTTTTTGATTCGTATCCTCAAAGTATTCAGACTTGAGAAATGGAATGACTTTACGAACATACTCTTCGTTGTGCAAAAGGTTACGAAGAATAAGAAACTCAACTTGTTCCATGCGGCATATCAAATACAAATGTTATTCTAGTCTCGTCACCGATATTTACGGTTCCGTGTGGTAACTTATTATTAAACCATAAAAGAGTTCCTGGTTCAACAATCACAGTATCAGTACCACAAAAATATTGATATCTTCCAAGAATAGAAAGATGATATCTATCCCTTGTTAGATAATAATTTCCTTCATCAATATGTGCTCCTACAATTTCATCAACAGGCAAGGAAAGAAATCCACAACGGTGCAACTCTCTATTTCCAAAGTGCTTACGGATAATCTTTCGGATTTCACTGTGATGTTCATATGCAGGAGTCTTGATACTGATTTCAGAATCTCCAACAAAGTCTTCTTTGCTTTTAACTCCACCCATTATAAGTTGTAATGCACTTACAGGCAAGTCTGCAAATCCTCTATCAACCAAGGACTGAGAATCCTTTATATTTTTTTGATGATCCCAGTCTTGTGGATATTTTTTGAGTTGCTCTACAACTTTAGATACATTGATTCCTGTTTTCAGAATCTTAATCATTTGCCGTAACTAAACTCCTCTCTTGCAATTTCATCAAGTTTTTGCATCACTTCTTCAGTGAAATACTCTTCGGGATTTGCAAGAATCTGTTTGCCGTAGATTTTCTTACCATCAATCTCATAACGTCCTGCTACATTCTTCCAGAGTCCACCAATCTCACCAAGTTCCAGAAGACCATAGTAACGATCAAGACCGCGCTCATCATAATAAAGACGGACTTCAACATCTTTGTTCTCCTTACTCAAACGCGATTTAGCAGTCTTAGCCTTGATAATATTTCCGACCACTTCTGTTCCATCCTTTTCTTTC